CTTGCTCAAGAAATTACTGCTGAAATCGATCAAGAAATTCTACTTTCACTCCGTACACTTGCTGCTACAGAGTTCACATACAACCAAGCTACAGTATCAGGTACTGCTACATTCGTTGGTGACGAGCATGCCGCATTGGCAGTTCTTATCAACCGTACAGCTAACTTGATTGCTCAGCGTACACGTCGTGGTGCTGGTAACTACGCTGTTGTTTCACCTGCTGCACTTACAGTGCTACAGAGTGCTACAACTAGTGCATTTGCTCGTACTACAGAAGGTACTTTCGAAGCTCCAACTAACACCAAGTTTGTTGGTACATTGAATGGCACAATGCGTGTATTCTGTGACAGCTATGCTGCTGACACAACTGCTGTACTTGTTGGTTATAAGGGATCAAGCGAAACAGACGCACCAGCGTTCTATTGCCCATACGTCCCACTGATGAGTTCAGGTGTTGTACTTGATCCAAGTAGCTTCGAACCAGTAGTGAGCTTTATGACAAGATATGGCTACATCGAGCTCACGAATACTGCGTCTTCGTTCGGTAATGCCGGAGATTATGTTGGCGAGATTGCTGTGAGCAATTTGAGCTTCTCATAAGCAGTAGGTTTAATTCAAACCACTAAAAACAGGGCTTCGGCCCTGTTTTTTTATGACTAAAAATAGTAGAAGTTGCACTCTCAAACTAAATAATAGTATGAAACCATACACATATCTTATTAAACACAAACCAACAGGATTAGTCTACTATGGATTCCGTAGTGCTAACAAAGTAGATCCAGAACAAGATCTATGGAACAAATACTTTACAAGTAGTCCTAAAGTAAAACTATTGCTTGAAGAAACAGGAGCAGATAGTTTTGATGTAGAAATACGCAAAACTTTTGATACTCAAGAGCAAGCAGTAGAATGGGAAACTAAAGTTCTAAGACGCTGTAAAGTGTTAGAAGATGATCGCTGGATAAATCAAAACATTGCTGGGTATGTTATTCCTACCGAAGAATCTAATAAGAAGATCAGTGATTACTGGAAAGGAAAACCTAAAAGCGAAGAACAGAAACGAAAACTAAGCGAATCACAAAAAGGCAAACCTAAAATAAACAGCAAAAACAAAACACCCGAATATCGAGCACTAATGAGTCAATTGAAATCTGGCACAAATAATCCAATGTATGGTAAACAACAGTCTGAAGAAACTCGTCGTAAGATAGGCGAAGCTAATCGTGGCAAAACACCGCCTAATAAAGGTGTTGCTATGACAGAAGAACAAAAAGCAAAAATCAGCGCATCACGCAGAGCTAATCCTGTCAAACTATCTGCAGAAACTATAGCAAAGCGCAGTGAAAAGATTCGCGGTCAAAAGCGTGAGAAACGCTACTGTCCACACTGTGATAGAGACATAGCCATTGGTTGGTACAACAGACACGGTGACAACTGTAAACAAAAAAATCTATAAAAAAGGTTGACCAAAACTGAAAAAACGGTTATACTAACAGTATAGAAACTTAAAGGAGCTAGTATCATGAAAACATTTAAATTTGCAGTGCCTACCCAGAGTGTTCTCGTCGACGAGTTTGCACGGAAAAACTCAATCAAACCAGCAACAGCTAGATATCATTTAGAAAAAATGTTGCAAGCAGGTGTTCTTTCAAAAGAAATTGAAATGTTCGAAGAAGAAATGCCCTATTATAATCCAATGCACACACATACATTTGTGCATAGAGCGGTTTATTCTCCAGTATAAAAAGGTTGACCAAAAGCTCCTTTTTGGTTATAATATAAAAACAATCAAAAAGGAGCTAGTTATGTCGCAAATTCAAACCTTCGCAAACAATCACTCAACTCAGTTTGCTCGTATCATTCGCAAGCTTATCCGCAAGCACATAGCACCCAATCCACAGTTTAACACTGCATTCAATCAGTTTCAAAGCACCATGTACCTACATCGTGTGCTGTATGCATACCACAAGTACAGTAGCAAACACAGCCGCCATACTCAGTATATGCAAGCCCACTACGTTCGTATGTTGCGTAACAAGCCACAGCAGTTAGTAAACTGTGCTCGTACACCAACAGCCTATATGTAAAAAATATTTCTCCTTTGTTGTTATGCACACCTTCAAGTGTGCATTTTTTTGTCTAATATTTCTGAAAAAAAGGTTGACTTTTATTTTAACGATGCTATTATAATAAACATGTAGCAAGACGTTGTTACATGGGTTGGCAGTAATAATCCAGTTTCTAGACAGGATAACTGCACTCGGTTAGGGGTAGTGCCCGGCATATACTTTGGAGACAGAGAGTATGCAAACTGCGATACTAAGCAGAGCTGAGGTTCTGGTCGTGACAGATGAAAGGTATCTAGACGGCCGGTTAGAGGTGAACCCAAGTCCTCTACCCACCTTTTTACTAAAACCCGCCACTGTGCGGGTTTTTCTTTGGGTATACTATATCATTATAGCCAAACAATATAAAAAAACTTTTTATTATGCTCTAAGATTATATTAAATAATCCTATGAAAGTTGCACTATTTTTTATTACTTTTTTATTTGCTACCAACTATGGTTTAAACGCCAGTGCTTGTAATTCAAGTTGGAACGGCGAAAACACCTACGTTCCATTCCTTGGATGTGTTGACGAAGATGGGGAAGATTGGGGAATAAGTTGGCGTAACCCATATCGTTAAACTATCACCCTATATCATGTTTTTTGCATAAATAAAACTATACAACACAATACGGTGTTTTATGCAGTACTAACCCACTGCGTAGCGGCTAGAACCCGCATCGGACTTCTATAAGGAGAAAACAAATGGGACGTCCTCTAAAAATTAAAGAGTCAGCAACAGTTGACGTAGGCTTCGACAATCCAACAGGTGGTCAATACTACGGTGTAGTAGGCGGCAATACTAACTTGTCAAACTATGCACATCCAGTGGTCAAAGTTCGTGTTAAGATCTCGGGTCAGAGCGAGGCGGATGGATATATTATTCGTCAAAAAGGTGCTAGCAAATACCTTGTAAGCGATGGATCAAACGAAGGTGTCTGCGTTCTTGCCAACTTAACAGACACTAACTTAACCGACGGTACAATGACAATCACTGCACAGGATTCGGGTTCAACTGAATTCCGCATCAAGCGCATGAGCAACAAGTTCTGCCTTGATTTCAGTGACAACAGATACCTAACAAACTTCTTTGATGTTGCAGCAAGCGTTACCAAGTCAGGTGGCGAAACTACTACAACAATTGAACTTGTACAGGTTGATAACCCTAACCTTTACGGTTAATAGGTTAACTTAACCGTGAAACCCCTAGTGTGATAATTACACTGGGGGTTTTTATGCAACCAGCATTTTGTTTAGGCAACGGTAAAAGTCGTTTAGTTTTTGATCTAGTAAGACTACAAGAAAAAGGACCAATCTATGGGTGCAACGCCTTGTACAGAACATTCACACCTACTTGTCTGGTGGCAACTGATCCTGGTATAAGTCGCGAAATACAAAACAGCGGCTATGCACAAAAAAATCGGTTTCACACACGACGTCCGTACCCAGATAGTGGAGCAAAGGATTTGCCACGCAAGTACAAAGGCTACAGCAGTGGGCCTAACACTGTAGCACAAGCACTGATTGATGGGTATCAAACCATCTATCTCATCGGATTTGATTTAGGAACAACCGATGGACAATTTAACAACATCTATGCAGACACTGACCACTATAAAAAAATAACCGATCCACCTACATTTGCTGGCAACTGGATACGTCAAATACGTGAGCTTGCTGAAGAATTTCATGATAGACAATTCGTAAGGGTCCAAGGTCCTGAAAGCGCACATGTAAGTGTGTTTAATTCAATACCAAACATGGGATTTCTGACTACAGAAAAGTTTAGGGCTCAAATTGGTTTATAAAAAGATTGGCTAAATAGTACAAAAGGCATGCTATGAAGACAGTTAAACGAATTGACGGTGACTACACCATCTCCACAGTTAATGACACAGACCTCTTTACTATTGATAGTAAAACAGTAGAGGTCACGGGTAACCTTGAGGTCAAAGGCAACGTTACCTATATCAATACTGAAAATCTCAACATTGAAGACGCTCTAATTACCGTTAACAGGAGCGCAAACGGTGTATTTGCCGCCAATGGTGGTATGATCGTCCAAAAAAGTAGCACAGCCTATGCAGCACTTGTGTACAACGACACCGCTGGGCAATGGCAGTTTAGCTCAAATACAAACGCCGAAGGTACATCAGGTACTTTTAATAACATGGCTGCCCAAGGTACTACCGGCACACAAGGTGCTACCGGCGCACAAGGAACACAAGGTGTAGTTGGTGCTCAAGGCACAGATGGCACACAAGGTACAACAGGTACACAAGGTACTACTGGAGCACAAGGCACCCAAGGTATCCAAGGTGCTACAGGTGCACAGGGCACTGATGGTACTCAAGGTACTACAGGTGCACAAGGCACAGATGGAACTGCGGTAGCACAAGGTGCTACAGGTACACAAGGTACAGATGGAACGCAGGGTACAGATGGCACACAAGGCACTGACGGAACACAAGGTATACAAGGCTTAACTGGTACACAGGGTGCAACAGGTACACAAGGCACAACTGGTGCTCAAGGTACCCAAGGCACAGCAGGTCCAAGCACAACAATTAATGCCACAGATTCAGACAGTGGAACATATTATCCAGTAATGGTATCAGCCGCTGGTAGTAATCAAACTGCTACAGTAAGTGATGGTAAACTAAGTTTTAACGCAACAGCAGGAAATCTCACAGTCACTGGTAATTTTGTTGGTGAAGCAACATCAGCACAATACGCTGACTTGGCAGAAAATTATACCACAGATGCGGATTACGAGCCTGGCACTGTTGTAGTGCTTGACGGTGAAAAAGAAATTACACAAAGCACAGATTATGCATCAACCCATGTAGCAGGTGTAATATCTACTAATCCAGCATATTTAATGAACAGTCTCGAACCAGATAGTTTGCCAGTTGCTCTTGCAGGACGGGTACCATGCAAAGTAATTGGGCCTGTAAACAAGGGAGACATCTTATGCACTTCTTATGTTGCAGGACACGCAACTGTTTTGGGTGCAGATGACTGGCGTCCTGGTGCCATGCTAGGTAAAGCACTTGAAAGTTGCGGTGAAGGCCAACAAGTCATTGAGATTATTGTAACTTCTTGTTAAGGTTGCAAACTTTTTGAATTTTGGAATCTGATAAATAAACTTAACAAGGATTTTTATTAGATGGCTGACCAACTACTAATCGATGTAGGCAACGATCCAAACGATGGAACAGGAGACGATCTCCGCGCTGCCTTTACCAAAGTAAACAACAACTTCTCAAATATCTGGACATCAGGCCCAGTTGGTTCTAACGTTCAAATTTCCAACACAACCATTACAACCACCGTAACAAATGCAAATATTATACTTGCACCAAACGGCACAGGACAGGTTGTATTCAGCAACGATTTAATAACAGACAGCCATAACACCAGATATATTGGTACCTCATCTAATCGTCCACGCGGTCTGTATATTGGTACAGCA